CCATTTGTGATTGCCAGTTTTCAGCCAGCCAAAAAGGATAGGCTCGTGTTGCCACTGGTATGGCGAACGGCCCATGACGAAGGAGTCCTTCACCCATACACATGTCCCAGACAAATGAAACCCCGCTTCCCGAAATGCCCGGCGGAAGTTCTCGCCTTCGGTGTCAGCGTGAAATATGTACGCGGAACCGCCCGGTTCAAGGCTCTCCGCGAGGCTCCTGAACGCCGAGAGCAAAAAGCCGTAAAACTCATCGGCCTTCATGCTGTCGTTCTTGATTTTCAACCCGCTGGAGGATTCATATGACACGCCATACGGCGGATCTGTTACAACAAGATTTGCCTTACGCCCGGCCATAAGCGTCCGTACTACCTCTGAGTCAGTCGCGTCACCGCACATCAAACGGTGCCGCCCGACAGTCCATACATCACCGGGCAAAACAAACGCCGCTTTATCGAGGGCGGCGGTAAGGTCAAAATCATCATCGTGTGCATCACCGGCTTCGGCGGCGAACAGTTTCTCGATCTCGTTCGGATCGAAACCTGTAAGCTCGAGGTCGAAGCCGAGATCTTTCAATTCGCCTAACTCAAGAGCAAGCAAAGCCTCATCCCACCCAGCGTTTTGCGCCAAGCGGTTGTCAGCAAGGATATACGCCTTGCGCTGGGCCGGTGTCAAATGCTCCACAAATACACACGGCACCTCGGTCATACCTTCGGCCAACGCCGCCTGAACACGGCCATGTCCCGCAATAATGTTATAGTCCTTGTCAACAATAACAGGATTAACGAATCCGAATTCCCGCAGGCTGGAACGGAGTTGCATGATCTGTTCATGGGAGTGAGTCCGCGCGTTACGGCAATACGGAACGAGCTTATTTATATCAACCTGTTCATATCGCATATTAGTATCCCCTGTTTGCTAACGCTTCTAAGAAGCCGCCCTTTCCTTCGAGCGGTTCTTCACAGTTTCGAGCAACCGCGTTCCAGATCGTGTTAAAAACAGACATCGAAGCTTTCAGGTAGTCTATCGCCATCCCGACATACGGCGAGCGTTTCCCGCCGGCAATCCGGCCCATCCGCTTGTTCATGTACTCCGTTTCCAAATATCCGCGCCTCAGCAGCGCGAAATCCTCCACCAGATTCGGCGCGACGAAATCTGTGCACCCCGCTTTCGCGATCCACTCCGAAAGTGTCTTATAAATCTCCGAAGCCGCTGGCAACATGTCGCCGCCTTCCTTCGCAACGATGTCAAGATACGATGGAATTTCCGGCTTTTTGCTCTTGGGCTTATCCGGTTTAGGTTGCTCTTCTCCCTGAAACTTCAAGACTTTTATCGGGCGCTTGCCGGGGTTCCCCTCCAGCAGGTTTTCACCAAGCGCTTTTCTGGGCCGCCCCGCGCCGGGACGCGCTCCGCCGCTGGGCATTTGCCGTCACCACCGTTTGAATTTTGATTTTTGGTACCAGTTTTGATATTTTGATTTTGAATTTGCGAAAATCTCTGCCTGGGAGCGACGCCGTTGTCCGGGCAGAAAGCCCTAGGGATGCGAATACCCCCCCTATCCCCACCGGTCACCCTCCTCAGCGTGAAGTTAGTCTACTGAAAAGTTGAGCCAAGCAAAATCGCCTTGCAATGTGTCAGCCGCCTGATCCCTAACACGTGCCGCCTCTTCAGCCGATTTGTGTCTACCAAGCCATATCCTTTGCCCATCATGCACAATGCTAGCGCGATATGATTGAGTTTGCCTATCGAATGAAACGCCCTTATAACCTGACGTGTTGTTTCGATTTAGCCCGATGTTATAACTATTTTGTTTTCGAGTTGCTAACCTAAGGTTCGAGCGTCGATTATCGAGTGGATCCAAATTGATATGATCAACCTCAAACCGAGCTTCTGCGTCAAGCAAATAACGATGTAGCTTATTAACCTTATGGTCAATATGAGCACAAACATAGCCGCGCCCGTCTCTCCACCATCGGTATGCCTTAACCCTGTCATAGTCATTCGAGTCAATAAGCGCAACATGCTCAGCCGAAAGCTTAATTGCCACATACTCGCCTTGATACACATACTCATTTGGGCAGTTACCACATGATGTTGTAAGCCCGCGTCGTAAAGACTGCGAGTGAACGACCGTCTCATTCCCACAATCACATACACAAACCCAGTGGCAACCTGCTCTTCCACCAGAATTAAAAAGGGAAACTACTGTGAGTTTCCCATACTTGTTACCAATTAGGTTTTTAATCACGCCATCTATCCCCCTCAATGCTATGTAACCTCGAATGACATGACTGGCAAAGCGCCATTAAATTGCTAAACTCATTAGTCCCACCGTCCGCGAGCCTGTGTTTATGGTGTACCATCGTGGCCGGCACCAGCTTCCCGGCATTCTCACACATCTCGCACAGAGGGTAGAGTGACAGGAACGCCGCCCGGACTTCTTTCCATTGCCGCCCGTACCGTTTGTTCGAATCCGGATCCCGCTCCTGATGGTTATACCGTTTCGCTTCGGCCTTGGCATGTTCCGGGCAATACGCTTTGTCAGTTAGGTTAGGGCATCCGGGATGCCAGCACGGGTGTTTAGGTTTGTATGGCATAGTTATCCTCCACACTATCTCACGATAAAATTATATCACGCATTTTTTTCCCAGCGTCCCAATCTTTTATATCTCACCTAACTTTTCAGCAACGCTATATAAAAATGCTGACTGGTATAGAAACCATGTCTTGCGGTCAGCATAATTCGGGAACATGGTGTTATATTTTACATGATTGAAAACATGGTACCGATATTCCTTTGGGACATCCAATAGCCCCGACTCGACGGCTTTGCACAAACTATCCAACGTCTCCCGCCGCATAGCTTTGCTTGCTGTTGGATCCCCTGGGATGTTGCTCTTCGGCTGTCCATCAGACTTAGATAACTCATCAATCATTGCGTTGTACTCAAATTTCAGCCTATCATAATCCCTTACGAGCCATACCATACGTCGGTATAGGTTATGTGACAATATGTAAGGGTTTTTCTTCGTCAACTGATAATCTCTCATGCTTTCGCCCCTTGTCATTTTCAGCATTAGGCTGTATAATGTTTGTGTCGGGCAGACACGGGAGCGAAAGCTCCTTTTTATTTGCATAAAACAATACTTTTTGTAGCAAATTAATCCCGGTGATAAAATGTCTAAGTCAGGTATGCGCCGCCCGGATGAATCCGACCCGCACGGCACGGAAAGCAACCGTAAGAACAAGCGCCCGAGGAACGATATGCCGCCCGTACCGGAAATCCAAGGTAAAGCTAAGTCCGGGGAGAAAACGAATCCGGCTTGATGATCTCGAACGTGTAAACCCATACCCACGGGTTCGTATCCCAGCCGTAGCCGCGCTTGGCATTTATACTGTTCCACAATCGCGCGAACCTCTCGGTTGCTATGGAGCCATCAAAAACAGATTTTAGTTCTTTTTTGTTGAATACTCCTTCAGCGCAACAATCGCCATATGTAATGCTTTGCACCCTCTCCGCTCTCACGTCCGTCACCCTCAGAAATATCCTGGCGGCGGCGCGGGGCATGTGGATGGAGGGACGACTTTGCCAATAACCTTCACCCGTATCCGGATGCCCGCCGCTTGCCACGTAACCAAACTCAGGGTAACGCCATCTTTCCGGCTCTCCGTCCATATTTCTGCGAATCACGTACCGCTGGTAAAAGTTTTCCCGCACCCACAACACATCGCCAACCTTATACCTCGGCCAAATCTCCATGCAAGCGAGCAGCTTATGCCAGGTATTCCCATCGTCATTCTTGCCAAACGTCTCGCCCTCGACATCGTTTTGCATTTCCACCAGCCGTGTTCCGTATTTGTCCGTCCTCCACTGGATATGGGTATTATCGTACTTAAGCTTAATCACCCGCCGCGTCTGAGACTTTCGACCATCAAGGATAGCCCTCACCATTTCTGTGGAGAAAATTATCGGTTTTTCACTCAAGCTGATCACACCCTTCCAACGTTTTCTGTTCAAACTCTTCAGGCAAAGGTTCATTACATGGCTCGCCAATCCACTTCAAATTATTGGCTTCCTTGTACAGCGCCGTCAGCCTCAGCATCATGCCCTTACCTTTTCCCGTTCTGAGTTTTTCCGCAATATACTCAACATCGTCGCCGAATTTGACTTTTCCGCTGGTTAACTTAGCGACACCCGCCGTCACAAGGCCCACGAAGGCGTTTATCCCGGCTATCATGTCCTCAACGGTGAACCCGTCCTCCAACTCCTTGATATCCGCGCAAATCTTGTCGTAGGCATACCGGTGTTTTTCCAATTCCGAAGGCATACTCTCCGCTTTGGCCTTGCGCTTCAGGAGTTCTTCCAATTCCATGCCGATCCCTCCGCTTGTGACAGATATTTGCGGTTTTCACACAGCGCCGCCGTGAATACATCCACGTCGAACGCCAGCAGCTTTTTTGTGGTAAAGAAGTAAATCAGGAAAAACGCTTCAAATCCGGCATTTTTGCACTTTTTCAGGTTGTTAGCTTGGCGAATCTCCTTATCGGTGAAATACCACTTGTCGGCGTGACACTCTTTCGCGTCGAAGGCCGCTTTGTAATCTGGAGTGAATAAATCATAATCATATGGTTCACCGCTCAAATATGTACCGTCCTGCGTTCGACAAGGATGATTTTTATGCATATGATATCCTGCCGCATTAATGGACTCCGCCAGTTTGTCAAGCTGGGTCTCAAAACTGTGTCCGCGCCTCATTAGCTAATCTTTCCCTTCTTGCTATAGATCTTCTTGTATTCAGACATTGTTCCTGATTCGTCGCCCACCGGCAATTATCTGGTTTATAATTTCCATTAACGTCAATCCTGTCGAGTGTTAATTTGTCGTCATACCCATTTATTAACGCCCAGTTTCTAAAGCTAACAAATCCGGACTTCTTATCCAACCACTCGGTGCAAACAGTAATCCCGCGCCCGCCATAATTGTAATATTTGTCGTAATTAGGATTGTGGCAGCGTGTTTTCATATCCCAATAAATTTTATATAACCTCGTGTGAGTTCCCTCGTGAGTAATGTGGGCCGAATCCCTACCGCATAAGCAACTTTGCGTAAACCCTCTCCTTAAATTTGAGCCATATACAGTCGTTTCTCTGCCACAATCACAAATGCATTTCCATAGTATCTGACCGTGTTTTGCAACTCCAGCCCGGCCTAAAACCACAAGTTTTCCGAACCTTTCTCCGGTTAAGTCTATTAATTTACTCACAAAATTCTCCTCCTTATCCACGGTACATCATCCTATTCAAGATCTGGCTGGCCTGGAGCTTCGTCAGCCCGTCTGTGTTGAACTTCTTTAACCTGCGTTGGATCAAAGTTATCTGTTTTTCGGACGCGGGCTTGTTTCCCCACCGTTTAGCCACGCCCAGATCCCAGATATACCGCGAGCTTTCATAATCTGACGTTAGCAGCCGGTATAAGCTGTCTATCGCACGTTGCATCTGCATCCGTTCCCCGCCGATCACCGTATTTCCAAGCTCATCCTGCGCCGGTATCACGAACCGGACTTTATCCGGGAGGCTTAACATCAAATCTCCATTCGGGAGCTTGAAAAAGTTTACATCATGCGTGTTGTACGCTTGCTCTTTCGCCCAGAGCGCCACAAACTCAACATTTCGTATCCAACTTGCCGGCGTATCTGACTTTTGCATAATCAGATCCGGCAAGTCGAATAAATCCCCCTCAATCTCGTCCTGCGCTTCATCCGGGAGCGCCGACATATCAAGTCCAATCAGGCTTGGGGCTGTGCAAAGGTTATTCCTGCCCGTAACGCCTACACAATCAATCAGCGTAAGTCTTTCCTTGCCCGGATAGAGCCGCAGACCGCGTCCGACCATTTGCGTATACAGACTTTCGTTCTGTGTGGGCCTGGCGATGATGATAGTCTCGATCAGCGGAATATCCGTGCCCTCCGTGAAGATCATGCAGTTCACCAAAACGGGTATTTCACGGTTTGTGAATTGTCTTATGATCTCCGCGCGGTCTTTCGTGTCGGCGGTCACTGCCATTGCGCCGGGGATCTCTTTGGCAATGTCCTGCGCGTGCTGGACAGAGGTTGCGAAAATCAGCGTCTGACCTTTTGCGAATTTTCGGTATGCTTCAGCAATAGCCTCGTTCTGGCTTTTGATGTTCATAGCCGCTTCCAGCTCGCCGGAGGCGAAGTCGCCCATGCGCCGCGCTACTTGAGACAGGTCGAAGCCGATATTTGCTCTCAGACAGTGGATATCCGACAGATAGTTATTCTTTATGCCCCACTTTATGTCCAGTTGAAAGATTATGTCCTCAAAAACATCGTCAAGCCGGACGTGATCCCCTCGATTAGGCGTAGCTGTGAACCCGAGGTGCAGGCGCGGCCTGAAATAAGCGTATATCTTTTTGTAGGTCTCGGCAGCGGCGTGATGGGCTTCATCCGTGATAACCATGTCGAAATCGTCACACCTGAATTTATCCAACCTGCGCACCAAGCTCTGCACCGACGCGATCACAACCTCCTCGCCA